CCCGTGTTGGCGATCGTAATCGACCCAGCACCTTCGGTAATGCTGATCGCCGTGCCGTCAGTCAGTGTGTTCTTCGTCCACAGACTGGTCGACTCGTTATAGATCAGTACCTGGCCGTTCGTCGGATTCTGCGCGGAGACGTTATGCAGCTCATCTAGCTCATAACCGTTCTGCACGCGAACGTACAGTCGACCATTGCCTGCGTTAGCCCGCTCGACCACGCCGATGTACACCAAATGATTCGGTGCATACGGCTTGATGTTCGTTAGTGTGCCGGCAGTCGCGCCCAGATACAGCGTATCGCCAGCGGTGTAGGCGGCTAAGTTCAAACCGTCCTGCACGCCCTGGCACAAAATCATGCCGGCCTGACCGGCCGCAATGTTTTCCGCACAAACACCCAAGGTCTTAGCCGACGTTGCGTCACCTGAGTTGCTCGCCAACTTAACCGACACCCGATCACCTTGCGCAGCGAACATGTAGACCGGCTGACCCTTGTTGATCGTCACCGACTCATCGTTCGTCGCGTAAGCGTAGAGCGTCTGCCCAATATCAGCGGCAATATTGGCGTTCAAACCAACCGTTAACGTCTGCTGCGTCGAATCCCAGTACAGTCGACCGGCTGCGTTGGTGACTGTGGCGCCGGTGTCAAACTGAATGAAGTCCGGTGACGAAATACCGCCCGTCACGCCGGTCATCGAGGTAATGTTGTTATTAGCGCCGGCGGTTGCCCAGCTCTGATCGATCTTTTGCCAGACCGTACCGTTAAAAATCACCCAATCGCCCGGCTGCCAATCAGTAATGCCATCAAGATTGGTCGAACCTGCAACGGATACGATGTAGTACGAGCCCGGATCACCTACGCCAGACGCCAATGTCGGTGTATTGGTCGATGCGTTCCATGTACCTTTGTAGTCAAGGACAACCAGTGCATCAATCTGTGCCTGTAACGACGCCAAGGTGTCCAGCACCACTTGGCTAGTACCCCCGCCGTTGGCAATGACCTTAATGCGTTCGGTCAAATCCGGTGCGACCACCTCGCCGACGTTGATCTCACGCCCATTCGAGAGCGTGATGACCAACGATCCGTCGAAGTCAATCTTCGCGTCGATGACCGACACACCATCTTCACCATCAACGCCATCGATACCGTCTCGACCGGCCGGCCCCATTGGGCCTGTCACCCCATCGCGTCCTGGGCGGCCATCTTTGCCGTCTTTACCGTCACGGCCATCGCTACCATCGCGGCCATCTTGGATGGAATTAACGCGTGTCTCGATCTTATTGCCCAGATCGTCGTATCTGGCGCGGATATCCGCCTCGATCTTCTTCAATGCATCGACGACCAGCCCGACGTTCTGGCTTATGCGCTCTTTTTTGAGCTGTTTAGCCTTCTCGTTTGCTGCACGAACCGACGACAGGATGGTTTCTTGCTGGTCATCCGTCATGTCCTGAAGGATCAGGTATGTTTTTAGGCTTTCAACGTCCACCGCCAAGCTCCTTAGTCAGTTCGTCGAGGAAATCCTCTTCCATACCGCTGATCTTGTTGCGTTTTTCGGCCATTTGCATCTCAACGATCTTCGATTTGTTCTTGATGTCGGCTTCTTTCAACATCAATTCGGCCACTTTGACGCGTTTATCAAACTCGCGGCTGGCTAACTCAGCATCATTGGGTAAATTCTGCGTGTTGGCCGCCATTAATTTGCTCTGCGCCTCGATCGGCTTTAGTTTCGTCTCGATCGTGGTGTTAATCGCCTCGGCGCGGTTGCGTTCGGCCTGCGTCTGATTGACCGCAATCTGCGCTTGCGCCGCTTGCAACGCCAATTGCTGTTGCATCATCGCAGCTTGCTGCTGCTCGGGGTTCGGCTGGGCCATCTGCGTCAACGACTCCATCAACTCCATGCGGTTCGACAGTGAGCTGTTGGCCACAATCCCCTTCAGGATCAGCGGCAGCACCGGTGTGTCGGGGCCGAGTGTCTGCAAGAGCGCAATGAACTGCGCCTGCTCGTACTCACGCGCAATGATGCCCAGCGTTGCCGTCGGGATGAAGTTCATATCGACCGACGGATACCGCTCGGGATCAAACTGCATGTACCTAAACGACGCCTTCTTGATAAACGGCATCAAGAAATCTTCTTGGAAGTTCACCAGCGTGCGCTTGTACTTCTTGATGATCGAAGCAACCGCCATCGACATGCCCGCATTGCCGCCATCGCGCGCCACTTGACTGACCATGCCCTGGCTGTCCAACGTGCCTGTTGCCTGCAACAGCATCGTCTCGAACCGCTGGGCAGTCGCCAAATTGTCGTTCGATGTCTGGCCAAACTTAAACGGGAACAGAATCTCGTTCGGGTTGCCGTTGGTCAGAATCGCCTTGCCCGGACGCACTTCAAACTTCGCACCGCGCGGCAGACGTGTGGCGTCCATCGCCATCATCGGGGCTGACGTCAACGCCAAACCATCCAGGTGCGAGCGCACTTCGGCGTCAATCGCCTTCTGCATGTTGTACGCCTTCTCGACCGTCCCGCGACCCAGCAGACGATTCGGCACCGTATCATCTTGATAGGACAGCACAGGGCGATCCTTCATCATGTACGGGTTCTCTTCAGCCTTTAACAGCATCCCGTCGTTGCCGATCACAACGATCGCCTCGACCATGTCTTGATAATCTTCCGCCGCCGAGTCCTCGGGGAACAGCTCGACCACGTCCTCGTCGTTGCCGGTCAGATACTCACGCGGCACCAAGCCGTAGTAGGTCAAGAGCTTGACCTTCTCATCCTGATACTGACTGATCTCTTGCGTAGGCTCCAGATCAGTCTCTGCATACGTCGGGGTGATGTCGACCTTGCGGTAGATACCGCGCTCGATGTTCTTGACCACCTTGTGGATCGAGACGTACTTCTCAATCGCCACGCCCATGCAGTCGTCGATCGTCGTGCCGTTCGGGTCAAACAAGAAGTTCTTCGGGTTCACCGGCACCAATTTGACCGACACGCGCGGCTTCTCAACCACACCAATGGCCGCCTGCCCTACTTGGCCAGGAATCGCCTGCGTGGCCGGGATGTACTCCTTCTCCATGCCAACGACGATCTCACCAACGCCGGTGCCATAGATTTCAGCTAACAACTCGATGTGGTCGATAGCTTTCCTGATCTTGTCCTTCTTGAAGTCTTCCATCAACTGGCGCTTTAACATCTCCACGTCCAGTGGGCTGCCGTCGATGTCCTTCAAGTCGTCTTCGATGTCGAAGTATTCGCCCGAGCCAAAGATCGCTTCCATGATCTCGGCGTGGCGAGTCTCCACCGCCTGCTGCGTCATCGGTGTGACTAGGCGGGAGCGTTCGGAATCGCGGGTCTTGTCTTCGACTGCCCATTCGCCACGGAAGATACGTTCGTATTCTTCCCAGCTCGGCAGGAAATTGATATCTCGGTAGGTACGCCACCGATCACAATGGTCGGTAACAAAAGCAACTAACTCTTTATCGGCCTCATCCGGCTGATCAAAGTCGTTTTGATCCATCTCACACTCCAGCGATCACGTCGATTGGTTCCCAATCATCATCCGCGTCGTCCGCAAAGTAAGAGGTTACGGCCAACTGGTCTATGTAGGACAATGCATCGGGCAGGTCATCATGCACGCCCTGCGCAGGAAACAACAGCAGTTGGTCGAGGAATGTCTCCCAGTCGCCGTCTTCGTTTAGCACGATCCTGCCATGCTCGAAGCGACCCTGGAGTCCCCAGATTATCCGGTCGGCTTTTTTTCGGTTGCCATGCGTCAGGTCAACTATGTGCGAATATACATTATTCTTCCGCATTAAGTCACTCAAATACGGCAAAACCGCGTTCTTTAGCGCCCCGCGCTCGATCCCCACACTCATCGGCCGATAGTCGCGCATGGCCATCAGAATCTTCGCCGCCGTCTCCCGGATGTCCCAGCGCCCGTGCCAAATCTCCTTGACCCACCAGGTGCCGTCCTCCGTCACCTTCACAATCGCGATCGCCGACTCGTCTAACCGCTTTTTCGAATTCGCCGCCTGCTTGGCCACCTCCTCAAACCCGGCCAAGTCCACCGCCACATAGTAGCTGCCGTACTGCGGCTCGTCGCTGTACTTGATCCAGTCTTCCTTGAACACGTCCGAACCCGCGTTGTCGAAGCTGGCCATGTATTCTTGCTTAAATGCAAAGCTCGACAGGGTCTTCTTCGCCGACTCGATCTCCGTCGGGTCGATTAACGGGTTGTCTTTGGTCGTGAAGTGCCAGCTCTTCCAGTCGCTGTCCTGCTCGGTCTGCCCCAACTTGTACAGGTCATGGAACCAATTGCGGCCCTTGGGCGTGCCAATGAACAACCCACGCCCTTTCCTGTCTGACAAGGACGCCCGAATGACCTGCTCCCACGCCTCGGGCTTGATATCCGCCACCTCATCGAGTACGGCGTAGGTCAAGCTAACCCCCCGCAGCGTATCCGGCCGGTCGGCGCCCCTCACATAAATGGTTGCGCCGTTAATCAGCGTGATGTCCTGGTTGTTGATGTGACTGTTGGCGATGATGTCTTTGCCCAAGTCCAACAAGACGTTCCAGATAATCTGCCGCGCCTGGCCTTGGGTCGGCGCGACGTACAGCACGGCTGACCCCGGCGGGCAGCGCAGCCCTTCAATTAGCAAGGTGGTCGCCGCCAGTCTGGATTTGCCACACCGCC